ATATTGGATTAGGTTATGACAGCAATGCAGAGCGAGTTGTTATATCATATAAAGATGCAGGGGACGGTGATGATGGTACTGCAATAATATTACAGAATGCTGTACCAACAAACCTTACATCAGAAAACTTCATAGGCTTTGCAGAAGATACAGTAGCTACTGGGCAACCTGTTACAGTAAATACTAAAGGCACTGTAGATGAAAATCAAACGAGTTTAACTCCAGGACAACAGTATTTTGTACAAACAGATGGTACAATAGGCACATCGGCAGATAGCCCATCTGTCGTAGCTGGTACTGCCGTAACGGCAACTAAACTGATTGTGAAAGGGTAAGAAATGGTAGCATACGTTCCCCCTAAACAAGCAGGTAAATATAAAGCTGTTGCATCTGGTGCGATTACAAATGGTAAGGCTGTAGTTGTGAATACTGATGGTACTGTTAAACAAGCTGCATCATCTGTAACTATATCAGCAGGTCTTGGTTCAGCAGTTACATTTGAGTCGGCATCAGCAAGGCCACAACACGGCACGTTTGACAGCAACAGCAATAAAGTCGTTGTTACTTATCAAGATATAGGTAATTCAAATTATGGTACTGCTGTAATTGGCACAATAGACGATAGTGATAATAGTATTTCTTTTGGTACGCCTGTTGTATTTGAAAGTGCCACCACTGATGGAATTGCTGCTATATTTGACAGTAGTAATAATAAAGTTGTTATAGTATATAGAGATGGTGGCAATAGCTATTACGGTACTGCTATTGTTGGAACGGTTAGTGGAACGTCTATAAGTTTTGGAACCGCAACAACCTTTTGGGCCAATTCTAATATGGGAGATGATATAGATGCATCTTTTGATACAAATGTTAATAAAGTTTTAATTACTTTTCCAAAGGTTGGCAACGATGGTTGCGCTATTGCAGGTACAGTTAGTGGCACAAGTATATCTTTTGGAAGTGAAGTAGTTTTTGAAACTGGACAAGCAACAGAGCAGTCAGTGGCGTTTGATAGTAGTAATAATGTCCATGTAGTTACTTATAAGGATGGTGCTAATAGCTCTTACGGAACTGCTTGTGTATTATCAGTTGCATCTAATAGTGTGGTTACAGCGCAGACACCTGTTGTCTGGGAATCTGCTGAAACCTCATATATGGATATTGCATTTGATACAACGAATAATAAGTTTTTAATATTATTTCAACAAATTGGTCTAGGTATATATTCTAAAGCAACAGGAATAGTAGGAACTGTATCAGGTACTTCTTTAAGTTTTGGCAGTAAAGCATTAGTTTATGACACTGGTGCAGGAGCTGCAACTGCGATAGCCTTAGTTTTTAATGATGCAGCAGGTAAGTTTGTTGGAATATATAATGAAGGTAATACTGGTGACAATACACCAGGAGTTCGCTATGCAGAAGGTACAATAAGTGGGACTAACGTATCATTTACTCACGCTCAAGTAGATTCAAATGATTCTACAGATTATAATGATGTTATCTTTGATTCAAACTTAAAACGAACTGTATTACTTTATTCAGACTCAGGAGATAGTAGTCATGGTAAAGCTATTGTTCGTGCAACTGCTGCTACATATAATGCGAGTACTCTAACCTCAGAAAACTACATAGGCATAGCATCAGGTGGTACATATGCTGATACAGCAGAAGCTACAATAGATGTAGTTGGCACAGTAAACAAAGATCAATCAGGTCTAACAGCAGGTCAGACATACTATGTGCAGACTGATGGTACGTTAGGAACAAGTGCAGATAGTCCTAGTGTAGTAGCTGGTACGGCAATATCTGCAACAGAATTAATTGTGAAAGGTTAGAGAGGAAAGTAATATGGCATTACCAGAAATTCAAGGAGAGCTAACTCCAGAGCAAGAAATAGCTTATCTAAAACAAAATCCTGATGTTGCTACTGCTATATTAAGGCAACAGGTAGGAGCAGACGGTCCAAAATGGCAAGGTAGTGTTACCGATCACTATAAATATGCTCAAGCAGCAGGAGAGGCTAGATTTGCTAGTGAAGCAGATGCTCCTCCTCCTGACCCTGTGGAGGCCATACAACCTGCCCCATTTACTGCTGAACAATTACAACAAATAAAAGATAATACTCCCATTAGTGTAAGTGGTGGTGGTGGTGATTATAGAACTATGAATATCACTCAAGGACCAGACATAGACTATGATCGTATTCAAGGTTTTGTAGGAACTCCTGAAGTTCGTGATGAAGAAGGTAATATTGTCACAGAAGCAACAGGAATATATGCTCAACAACCAAGTCAAGGTCTTATGTCAGGTCAACAAGATCTTATGACTGGTCAACAAACTCTAGGTACTGGTCAAGGTGTTCTTGCAGAAGGTCAAGCTACATTAGGTGAAGGTCAAACTGCATTAGCAGCAGGTCAACAGGGTATCATGGGTGGACAACAGGCACTAGGAGAAGGTCAACAAGCTATCGGTGGTGCTATTGGTGTAGCTAGTGAAAACCAACCTCAAACATTATTTGGTGGTCAGATGGCACTAGGTCAAGGTCAGGCAGGTATTACTAGTGGTGTTAGAGGACTAGGTAGAGATCTAACTACATTAACTGGTGATCTTAGTGATTTTGAGAGCGCACAAAGACAATATCAATTAGCTGCTGAAGGTCAGAGAGCGCAAGGTAGAGAAATAGGTATGACTACTCGTGATCAGTTAGAAAATCAATTAAGAACTGTCGGAGCGCAAACTAATAGAATGGCAGAACAACAGGCATTAGCAAGACAACAAGGTATGATGGCTCGTCAAGTAGCACCACAAGCACAACAGACACAACAGGCAAGTCAGGCAGCACAGATTGCAGGTCAAAATCTTAGATCATTTGCACCTCAAGGTGGAGGTATGATGGGTCCAACTGGTCCTGTTGCAGTAGATCCTAGAGATCAAGTCGGTTTTGGGCCTACAAGAAGCCCAGTTTAATAGGAGAGTATAATGCCACAAGCAGGTGAAACTAGAAAAGAACAAGGTAGATGGGAAATATTTGATCCTTCTATGGGTAGTGAGGGTCAGTTTGTACCTGTTCCTACAAATAGATTAGAGGAATTAGGTTTAGATGTACCTCAAAACTATGCTACTGGACCTACACCAGCAGGTAAACAAATAACACAAGATCCTAATACTGGACTAAATGTATTTACTGACATACCACCTGATCCTAATGCTCCTCCACCACCTAAAACTCCAGAGCAATTACGAGATGAACAATTTAATACTCAGTTAGCTAATTATGTAGATGCTCAAGGTAATATTCGTGAAGATTTGATGGGTGGTGATTTTAACTTTACTGCACAACAACTAAGAGATTTAAATGCTCAAGGTAATACTGATCAATTACAGTCTGCTTTAGATAATTTAAAACAGAGACAAACAGATAGAGATATAGGATTTAAAGGTGCATTTGATGATCCTAGTAGAGCTACTGCATTTAGAACTGCTCAAGGTACTAATCTAGGTAATGTAGATGCTTTTGGTCAACAAACTGCTCAAGGCCAACAGGCACAGATGGCAACTAATCCTACATTAATACAGGGAACACTAGACCAACAAGGTTACATGGATGCAAATCCAGATGTTGCTCAAGCTATACAAAGAGGAGATTTTACATCTGCTCAACAACATTATGATACTTTTGGTAAATTTGAAGGAAGAACTGCACCTACAACAGGTGGTACAATATTTAAACCTACAATGCAACAAGTACAACCAGAGGAGTTGCTTAATAAACAGAATTATCAACTGGACCCTAGATCTACATTCGCACCTACGCAAACAGTGCAGAATGTACAACAAGCAACTGCTCAACCTAAAACTGGACCTGCTAACTTTCAAGCTACTCAAATGTTTGATCAGGTACAGCAACAGAATATACAGGCAGCAAAACAAACTGATCTAAGAGATTTCGTAACAGCCCAACAAGAACAAGTTGACACTCAATCAACGGTACAGGGTCAGTTAGCATCTCTTACTGCTCAGTTTGATGGTGGTGAAATACCATCATGGGCTGCACCATCTATACGTTTAGCTGAACAGAGACTAGCAGCACGAGGTATGGGTGCATCTACAATGGCAGGAGAAGCTATACTTAATGCTGCTATGGAAGCTGCTACACCTATAGCCGCTGCTGATGCTCAGACATTCGCTGCATTCCAACAAGCTAACCTAAATAACAGACAACAAGCAGAAGTATTAAACTCACAACAGACATTACAACTAGATATACAGAACTTAAACAACGAACAACAGACTAGAGTATTTAATTCTCAACAAAGAGTACAGGCTCTGTTTAATGATCAGTCAGCTATTAACTCATCCAAACAGTTTAATGCATCTAGTGAGCAACAGAATGACCAGTTCTTTGCAGGACTGTTTAATGAGACAAGTAAGTTTAATGCACAACAACAGAATGCTATAGCTCAGTTTAATGCTGGACAGACAAACACAATGTCACAGTTTAATGCTAATCTAGAAAACCAGAGAGAGCAGTTTAATACTAAGAATAGTATACTTATAGATCAATCTAATGCTGTATGGCGTAGACAGATTAATACTCAGAATACTGCACTACAGAATGCTGCTAACCAGATGAATGTCATGAATAGGTTTAACATGAGCCAAACTGCACTAAACAATCGTTGGCAACAGTTTAGAGATAATGAGTTCTGGGCTAGAACTACTTCTCGTGATAATGATCAGTATGCTAAGAAAGTTGCTTATGCATCGTTTATTTATGGTAAGAATGCAGATGCTGCTTTCTCTAGTAAGGTAGGTGCTTTAGCATTTGATGTTGTATCTGGTATAGGTCAAGAGTTTGGTGGTGATATAGTAGACGGTGTTTCTAATTTCTTTAGTGATGGCGTTGATGCTGTATCTGATTTTGATTTAGGTGATTTTGCAGGAGATACTGGTTTAGATACTGTTATAGGTGGAGATAGTATATTTAATATTGGTACATAAGGAGAAAATAGATGGTAGCTGATCCAACAGGCATGGCAGTAAGTCTAGGCTTTAAAGCCCTAGGTAAAATATTTGGTAGCAAAGGTAAATCCAGAAAAGCAACTCCATTAGATTCCGCACAAGCAAGTTTATCTGCTGGTGGATTTAAAACTAGTTCTATAGGAATGAGCCAACCTAGTACAGGTAGAAGTGCTAAGTCTGCTGCTAGTGCAGAAATGTATGATTATTATCAGATGGTAGCTAAAGCTAAGTTAGTTGCAGATAGACTAGATCCAGAAAAAGGAACACAGGTTGGAGAATACGGTGCTATTAAGCAGGGTTCGATAACGTAGGAGGTAGTAGAGTATGTTAAATGAATTTTTAGGAGATGGACCTATTCCAGGATCTTCTTTTACAGAAGAAGTTGGTACTGCTAAATGGCAGAAACCACCAAGGATAACCTTGCCTACTGAAGCCTTTCAACATTTTATAGATGTATTGGCTAAAGGAGATAACTACGACAGAATAGTATTTTGCATGGATGAAGGATTGCCGATAGAAGGTATTACTAATACTATAGTTAATAACATGACTGCTAGTGGTCTTATTAGTTATGATGTAGCTCTTTTAATAACACCAGAAATAGGTAGAGTATTAGAAGCTGTAGCTAAGAAAGCAGAGATAGACTATGTTATGGCTATTCCTCGTAAGGTAGATACTAGCTTTGTCGAAGCTCAGATCAAAAAGATAGAAGAAGAAGAGGGTCTTACTCCATCTGATTCAGAAGAAGAACCTGAAGAGGAAGAAGTAGAAGATGAGGAAGAACCAGAGCGTAAAGGTTTAATGGGAGCGTAGTATGTCATTTTTCAAAAGAGCAGTAGTAGGGGCATTAGAACGTAGAGAAGAAGTAAGAGATGCTAATCAACTCAAATACGAATCTGATGTAACTACAGGTATAACTAAACTAAATGAAGCTGAAAAAGAAATGAAAAAGAACAATCTAATTGTTCGTAATAGAAAAAAATTAATAGCTCCCATAGGTATAAACGTATTTAACGAAACTGGTAAAGAATTTAGTGAAGCAGTGCTTTTGAATGTGTTTATGTCTTCTAAAGGAGATACAGCTTTAGCAACAGATACGTTGATTAGAATGGCTAAAAATCAAGCCCCTACTCCTACAACTACTGTAACAGATGGTATGGAAGGTTTTACTCAAGAGTCAACATCTACACGAGACTTGAGTGATATGTCTGGAGATACAACTAAAGCACTACAGGATGCTTCTAGTATGATTAGTACTACAAGTACAAAGTTACCATCACAACAAAAATCAGAAAGAGATTATAAAGAACAAAGATACGGTGGTGGTATTGCTGGTAATATAATGAACACTTTATTAGGTGGAGTATCTGGACCTTCTGTAAGAGATGCGGTAAGAGAACGATATTCCTCTATGTTTAGAACACCTGAAGAAGGTGAACAGGCATATTCTGATGCTATGGATTATATGGAAGAAGTAAGAACTAAAGGAGAAGCATCAACTATTCCTGATTTACCTCCTAAGATGTTAGCAGATATTCAAAGAGAGACTCGTAAAGCTAAAAAGTATGAAACATTTGAAAAAAATCTTGTAACAGAAGTTCCTAGACAATTAAATGATTTAAAAAATCTAATTATAAATAAAAATCCTGATCGATTACAACAACTAGCAGCAGTGGTTAATAAGTCTTCCCTAAGTAACAGTGACTTAGCAGGTTTACCTGAAACCATACAAAGACAAGTAAAAGAATTTATGAAAATAAAAGAGGAAACTATGAGGGGTTCTACATCTATTTTTAATAATACAAATGTAAATAGTGCAGTTTCTGCAACACAACAATTTTTAACTACTCCAATAGGTGCAGATGGAAAAACACAAATGGATATTTTTCAGGAAAGAATGACTGGAGGTACAAACAAACGGTCTTCAAAACCTATAACAAATAAACCAAATGCTAAAAAGATAAAGTCTTCTGTTCCTACTGTAGATTTATCTGAAGGAACTAAACTATCTTTTGAACAACTTATGAACTTAGCAAATACAGATGACAGAGAAGCATTTATAAAAAAATACAGAAAAGACGCAAAAACAACAAGAGATCCTAATAGTAATACTTTAGCTCATCTTTACGTTATAGACAGAAACAGGTATGTTGTTTCCTCTAATTTTGAAAACATTAGAAAAATAAATTAATTAAAGAAAGCATATACACATGAAAAATTCTATGGATAATCTTAGCTATGAAAAACTTTTAGAAAACAAAGAGTTTTTAAATAATACTCGTAATGTATTATACGATAGTTTTGGTGAGGACCATGTTCTAAGTACGGATGAAGAAATTTTAGATGCTTTTTATGAAAATTTTAGAGAGGTAGATACTAACACGGTTGATGCATATCAACTCTGGAGTGCAACAAATGGTGACCTCAACGATGAGCAAAAAGAGGAACTAAGACAATCTTATGAAGTATATCGTGCATTGCCTAGTTTTTGGGAAGATGATTCTGCTTCTAATGTTCAAGCATTTTGGGATTACGCCTCTGCTATTTTTACTGATCCCATGACGTATTTAGGGATAGCTACTGGAGGTATTGCCAGTGTTGCGACAAAGGCATCTGCATATGGTGCAGTAAGAGCAGGTTTGCAAACATCCTTACAAGTAGGTCGTAAAGCTACTCTTAACTCTGCTATGGCAGGTATCGCTACAGATACCGTAGCTAGTGTTTTAACAGATGCTGAAATACAAGGTGTAGAACGAAGAATAAATTATAGAGAAGATGGCTATGACTTTGCTCAAGCAGGATTAGCTGCTGCATCTGCTATTGTTCCAGGAGCAGCTATAGGTCTTGCAGGTAGAGGGTTAAAGGCTTTAAGTAAATCTGATACTATGATGCAAAATGTAGCAGAAGGTAAAAGAATTTATTTAGAAAACTCAGAAGCAGGTAAAGCATTTCTTGATGGTAAAGTAGTCGAAGGTAGTTTTGTTCAAGTTAATGACAGAAGTATAGTAAAAGGTGATGCAGTAGATCGTATGGCTTATGTAGATAGTATTAATACAGATAAAAATACTTACACTGTTAATGTAGGTTTTGATGAGTTAGGTGATGCTATAACTAAGGAAGTAAACATAGATAAAGTAAAATTAGTTGATCCTTTTGATGCTAAAGTTACTATGAAAATAGAAAGACAAATTCAAGGTGCTGCTAAAGTATATAACACTGAAAGAGCAAAGTTAGGTTACAAAGATTTTCAAAAAGAGATGAAAGAGGTTTTAGAAGCAAGAGGAGTTACTAAAGAAGAACTAGATGAGTTAGATAAAGGTGTTGAGTTTGTTTTATCAGAGTCAGCAGTAAAAAGAGTAAATGGAGCTTTTTTAGATATCATACAAGATTCTGGTATATCTTATAATCCTAATAAAGCAATATCCGTTATGGTAGAGGATGTTTTAGCTAATCAACCTAAAGGTTTTAATGCTTCTGAATTTGTAAAAATACTAGATTCTCATGGTGTTAGTAATATAGAGATGCTAGGCGTGATGATGGGTGAAACATTATCAAAAGCCTATAGAGGTACAGTATATAAATCTGCATCTACATTAGGTAAGTTAAGTGGTTTAAGTAAAAAAGCTAGGAAGATAGCTATTGAAAAAGAGTTAGATGTAACTTTTGGTGGTAACTTTCAAAAGATTACAAGTGGTATGCGTACAGAGGCAGGATTTAGAGGTATAAAAGATGGTAGACAATATGCACAGGAGGTAATAGGAACAACAGAACTTAGCAAAGAAACAGAGGCATATTATACTTCTTTACTTGCAGAACGAAATAACATAGACAAGATGAGTAAAGTATATGGTCCTACTGCACATAGAGGTGATCAGTGGAACAGAATGATTAGACTAGGTATGATTGCTCAACCTGCTACAACTTGTCGTAATGTTATGGGTGGGTTAATTAGAAGCCCTATGGATTGCACCACAAGAACTTTTGATAACATAATAACAATGTCTATGGCAAAAATTACAGGAAATACTATTCGTCCTGTTAATCTTTCTGATGGTTTTGAGCATTTAACTTCTTTGTTATCTCCTCAAGAGTATAATGAAATGGCTAAGTTAATAATGTCTAAGAAACCTTTAGCTGCTGAGTTAATAAAAGGTCCAGAAGGTTACTTGCAAACTGCTAAGATAGCTCAGACTATGAACGGAGATAAAGGTGGATTTGTAAATAAAGTATTAGGCTATGGATTTGACCCTTTGGAACGTGGTCTAATTCATGCAAATGTACTAAATAGTGTACAAGACAAATATATGAAGTCTCAATCTTTTATAGTAGGGTTAAGACAATCTATGTCAAGAGAAAATTTAGATCTTGATGATTTTATAAGGACAGGTAAAATACAAGATATTGATGATCGTTTTATAGCAGACGGTATGCAATGGGCTATGGAATATAACTACCAAGCTAATATACGAGGTGACAATGCCTTAACTAGATTTGCTGTAGAAACGATAAACAAATTATCTAATGTTCCTTATGTAGGATCTGCACTAGCACCCTTTCCTAAGTTTATGATAAATAGTATGAAGTTTATGTACGAACATTCTCCTGTAGGTTTACCTGAAGCTATAGCAAAAACAACAAGAGGTTTTGGAAAGGAAGGTAATACATATCTACAACAAGAAGGAATAAAGGCTCTCAGTAGACAGGCAAGTGGAGCATCATTATTACTAATGGCGTATGCTATAAGAACATCTGAACTTGGTGGTGAGCTTTGGCATGATCTTATAGATGATACAGGTAATGCACAAGATATAGGTACTTGGTATCCTCTAGCTCCTGCTTTATGGTTTGCTGATGGTATAGTTCAATTTGGTGAGCAACTAGATGGAAAAAGCAACATGGGAGATTTTAAAGAGGCTTGGCTTTTAGACACCATGAAAGCATTAGGTGGTCCTTCTAGTAGATCTGGAATATGGAAAGAGATTGATAAAAATTTTCTAGAAGGTATTTTATCAGGAGATGCTAACAGTAAAGAAGAGTTATTAAATGGTGTGGGTAGAGCTATGGGAAGTATATTTGGTGCGTTAGCTACACCACTAAAGCTAGGCGCTGAACTACTAGCAGAAACAAACGCTTTTGGATTTGATGACATGGCTAGATTGCTACACGATGCTAGAAGTAGTCAAGGATTCAAGGCTAACTTTTTAGATGCAATTTTTAAAAATGTTCCTTACGGATACTCAATGTTAAAAAGCCCTTACAGTGGCGTAATAAGACAAAAAGATGGTACATTTATATTTGAAGAAGATGTAGAATATTCCAGAGATATAAAAACAGGACAAACAACCGTACCAAGAGTTAGATATTCTGTTCTTAATCCAGAACCTTTAACCAATATTTCTCCTTTAGGAAAACAATTTTATGGTGGGTTTAGAAAAAGAAGAAGAAACTATATAGAAAAAGAGTTTGAAAGATTAGGACTTGCAGAATGGAGGCTGTTTAAAAGAACTAACATTCCTGATTACGACAGAGAACTAGCGATGCTAACAAGTAACTTTGCAGAAAGAATACTACAGGATGCTATAGTGTCTGAAAAGTATTTAAATTATAATGATTCAGGTAAAAAAGATATGATTAAAAGTGTATTAAATGACGCAAAAGGTTACGTTGCTAGAGAATTTAATTCTCTTTTTCATTTAGGATTGTTAGGCACATTAGATAAATTACCTAAAACACCTAGAAATAGTGGTGTAAGGTGGATGCAAGAAAATGGCTATCTCCCTCAATATGAAAATGAAAGAGCAGAATATATAAGTAACTTTGACCTTACAAAAGATGAAACTGCTTTACTAGTAGAAGTAACTAAAATATATAAATCTAAAAAAGCTAAGAGTAACATATAATGCAATCACTGGACAGTATATCTCTAGACCTTACTAATGCTTTAGTACCACTAATAGCAATATTCCTTAGTTTAGGACTTGGTTTCTTTATTAAGGATCTAATAACAAACTTTATTACTGGTATTAGATTTAAATTCGATGGTAGTTTTAATGAGGGTGACAAATGTATTATAGATGGAGATCGAGCCATACTAGTTAAGGTAGGTATATACGAGAGTGTATTTGCCATATCTAATGGTCGAGGTCATGTATGGAGATATGTACCTAATGAGAGAATTAAGTTTCTCAAGATAGAAAAGATAATAGAGGAGCCTAAAGAATGATTACTATACTAGGATCATTAATTGGATTTGCTGGATCAGCCTTACCTAAAGTGTTCGACATGGTCAATGATTGGCAAGATCGTAAGCATGAATTAGCCATGATGGACAGACAACTGGAAGCATCTAAACTAGAACATGTTCAGAAGATTGAAGCACTAAATATAGAAGCTGATATTAGTGAGACTAAGGCAATATACAAACACGATCAGTCATTAAAGACTACAGGATTTATGTCTGCTTTGAGAGCATCAGTTAGACCAGTTATAACATATTTATTCTTTACTTTATTTGCAGTAATAAAAGGTACAGCTATGTATGGTTTAATATATACAGATGGAGTTGTATGGGAAATGGCTATACAAACACTGTGGGATGAAGAAACTCAAGGAATATTTGCTGCTATTATCTCATTCTGGTTTGGAAGTAGAGCCTTACAAAGATCTAGGAGTAGTTCGTAATGGCAATTAAAAAAGGTAAAGAAACATTCTCTGGATACAATAAACCTAAGAGAACACCAAGTCATCCTAAAAAATCTCATGCCGTACTAGCTAAAGAAGGTACTAAGGTAAAGCTAATACGGTTTGGTCAGCAAGGAGTTAAAACTGCTGGTAAACCTAAGAAAGGAGAATCGTCAAGACAAACAGCTAGAAGAAAATCATTTAAGGCTAGACATGGTAGAAACATAGCCAAGGGTAAAATGTCAGCAGCGTATTGGGCTAACAAAGTAAAATGGTAAAGGAGGTATTTAGTGAATAAGCCTATGTTTGATTCTACAGGATCATTAATACAAGATGAGGGTGAGAAAGTATTAATTGAAGATGAGTGGATTAAAGTAAAACCAGTAGATAAAGAAAAGTATCTAAAAAGTAAAGAGTTCTGGAGAAACAGACAATGATTAGTGGGAAAGTATTTTATGGGGGAACTAGTAGTATCATGGTAAATAAAACAGAAGAAGATAATAATACTAATAAGCAATGTAATTGTGACAGTTGTATAGAGTGCAATTGTGATCCAAAGGTGTGTAGATGCAATTGTCACACTGATAAAACACTTGTAAGGGATTTTGAATGATATGAAAGGCGTGAAGCATTACTTTAAAAGTGGTAAAGAATATAAGGGTGGTACACACAAGATGCCTAACGGGTCTACCCATAGTGGTAAAACACATAATAAGACTAGTAAACCAGTAGTTCATTTTAAAGATTTATCTAAAACTGTACAAGCTAGAATAAAGAAAACTAAAAAATGAGAAGTATGACTGATGAAGGTCTTGATCTCATTAAGTTGTATGAGGGGTATAGCTCCTCTCCTTATTTATGCCCTGCCCAGCATTGGACAATCGGGTATGGAGCTATCTGGGGTCTAGATGGCAAACGAGTAACAAAAGATCATCCTGATATAAATAAAGATCGAGCTGACCAATTACTAAGGAGAGATGTAAGAAAGTCACAAGTAGCAGTATTACGACTAATAAAAGTACCTTTAGAGGATGGGCAGTTTGATTCGTTATGCTCATTCGTATTTAATTTAGGTAGTGGTTCTCTACAAAGCAGTACCCTAAGACGTAAAATAAACAGAGGAGATTATATTGGTGCAGCAGATGAATTTCCACGTTGGGTATTTGCAGGAGGAAGAAAGTTAAAAGGATTAATAAAACGAAGAAATCATGAGCGATTAATGTTTATAGGAGGATAACTTGGCAGCTAAGAAAAAATCTAAAAGTAAAGTAAACGAAGCAGGTAACTATACAAAACCTGCACTAAGAAAGAGAATATTTAGTCGTATTAAGGCAGGTAGTAAAGGCGGTGCTAGTGGACAATGGTCAGCAAGAAAAGCTCAAATGTTAGCATCTGCTTATAAAAAAGCAGGAGGAGGGTATAGAGGATAATGGCCCTAAAGAAATCTCAAAGAAGTCTTAAAAACTGGACTAGACAGAAGTGGAGAACCAAATCAGGTAAACCATCTACTCAAGGACCAAAGGCTACAGGAGAAAGATATCTACCTTCATCAGCTATAAAGTCTATGAGTTCTGCTGAGTATGCTGCTACTACTAGGAAGAAGAGAAGAGATACCAAGAAAGGTAAGCAATTTTCTAAACAACCTAAAAGAATTGCTAAAAAGACCAAAAATTATAGACGTTAGAAAAAAATGACCCTCTAGGATGAAGCAGAGAGGGTCTTAAAGATAGTCTTAGGTAGGTAGTGTCCAGATTATACCTACATCGACTGTAGCATAGCTTAAAATGCTTTATATGGAATTTAGCCTATTTTTACCATTTAAATGCTTTAATTGAGTCTTTATTATCTACAAGTTCACCAGTAAACCCTGCATCTACTAAACACATAGATTGTGTATCACTTGGTTTGACTATTGATGCGGTCCATGTTTGGGTATCAGTATTTAAATGTATAAAAGTTACATGACCTCTAGCTGATATACCACGAAATATTAACTTTTCTTTGTGACCTTCTACAACAACCCTCTTAAAATCTTGTATACTTCTACACCCCAGTTCTTGGGGTTTTTTTGTTTCTGCATTAACACCAGTAAATACTAATGCTATTGCTACAAATAATAATCCAAATAGTCCTAATTGTGTTCTTACGTTCATAGTATCTCCTATCACACTAAAAATGTTCGTTTAAGATGATCTTCAACATATTGTATGGCTCTTTTTAAAGTTGGTACATCATCATCCATACCTCCTAAAGCTCTGTTACATTTATGACACAACCAACCTCTAAATGTATCTGTATCATGGCAATGATCTAGTACCCAAGATCCGTTTTTAGTATTACCTCTACCCTTAACATGTTCAGCATCCCCATTACAAATAGGACAAGTATATCCTTCTGGAGGCATACCATATTCCTGACGTAATTTATTTCTTACTTTGGTTAGCTCGTTGTTACAAGGTTTACACTCAGGTCTTAGATAGTTAGCACCTGAACTAAAAGTAAAGGAGGATAAAGGTAGATATGTATTACACTTTATACATACCTTACCTTCACCTGCCCCTAAGTCTTCATTTTCAGAACAAGTCTCTTCAAATAGACTATACTGCATTTCTATTAATCCTTTTAAGATTAATAAAGTACCCTTTGTTGTATCCACGTTCCCACTCTTTATATCGAGAAGTTCCGTAAACATAAGGGTTAATGAAGTTCTCTTGGAACCCCACTATACCCTCCTTATATATTTTCTTTAGAGGATAAAAATCTCCACTAAAAAATCTTTTTCTTTTAAACGCCACAAACACCTCCTGAGTTAGTGATTTCGCAAATGTCATGTGTCTCAACGTGTTCATCAAACTCTGTTCCTAGTTTATCAACAGCTTCTGAATAAGGTACTACCGAAAGTGGTTGCCCACCTCTGCACCCATCAGGATATGCTGTAAATCCTCGTAACCTATGAGCATAGGAAGCTAGAGTATCAGAAAAGTTTTTTACTGTATCTTCATTGTTATTCTTAGATCCCCAAGCAGGTAAATTAATTGTAGAACTAATGGACATATCAACGTAGTCTTGTACATCAGCTTGGAATTTAATCCTTCTCTCATAATCCTCTGCTAGGTCTAGTGCAGATTCAATACTCTCTGGATCTACACCATAAAGATCTATTAACTCTTGTGCTGCTGAGTCTACAACGTATTGATATTTCCAACGAGTACCACCAGTTAGATATCTACGTTTATATGCTACAGCGAATATAGGTTCTATGCCAGAAGAAGTACCGCTAAGAATACTAATAGAGCCAGTTGGAGCAATAGCACGATTCGCCACTGGCCTAGAAACGGATAATTCGTCTGCAAATTCTCTAGAAACTTTGTCGCTGATTCCTTTATATACAGATAACCATCTGTGAAGATTTGTGGTAACTTCATATTTCTCTCCCTGTTTAATTAACCACTCGTGCATACCCATCAGGCCAAGCCCCAACCTTCTGTTTTTCTCTCTTACTTGATAAACTTTCTGGTAGGGTAACTCAGCCCTCAGAGTACCACATATTAAAAATTTAGTAGCTAGTTCGACTACATGGGCCAATTCCCATATCGACTCAATACGCCCAAGGTTGATACTGCCCAAATTGCACACATCACTGTCATCAGAGCTACATACTTCAGTACAGGCGTTTCGTAAAGTTTCATTTTCGTTCTCCATAAAGTTAAAGCTAAATCCTGGTTCAGCAGAACGAAGTGCCTGTTTGACATTACTCAAGAACACTTCACCAACATCACCAGTGTTCCAGTAATTTACAAGCCAATCTGTATCATAGTTCACACTTATATTAGTCATATCAAGAGGGGCGCGAAAGTTAAAGTCTTGCTCTTTGATTTGTTTAAATGTAAAACCTGTAGTACCTACTGGCATTGTATCCCAATCCTTTGCTGTTAAAAAGCTAGGGATATCATTATGCTTCCAGTTTAAGGAAGCGTACATGGCAGATCTACGAGATCCACCCTGCATCACATTGGCTCCGATAGAATTAATCATCTGCATTTTAGGAATAGGACCAGATGCTAATCCACCAGAACCTCCAAGAGAACGTCCTGATTCTCTGTAGGTAGAATAGTCAATGCCTATACCACCACCAGTCATCAAACATGACTCAGCTTTCCAACTAAGGTTAGCCCAGTCTTCTCTTGTATCTTCTTCTGCTGACAATAGAAAGCAATTATTGTAAAATCTCTTATCTCTTCCTGCATAATATAAGTATCGACCACCAGGAACGAACTTGAGATCTGTTATATACTCTTGTAGTTGTTTGCGTTCTTCTTTACGCATCAGAGCTTCTTCACCTGAACGTAAATTACCACATACATCTTCTACGAGTACTCTAGACAACTGTTCCCAAGTGTCACAACCTGTATGAGAATACTTTAAATTAAAGATGTCTTCTGAAAATTTAGAACGAAACATTGGGTTCATGTTAGATTTAAAACTACTCATTTGTTATTTCTACCTCTTCAATAATAATTTCAAAACCCTCAAAGTAATCTTCAAGAACTGTTTTAACATCTTTAGGTAAGGTCTGAAGAAGACCGTCAACCCCATCTACAGGGACATAATGACTATCTTCTTCTACCTTTACCTTTGCTGTCAAAGTTAAACTAAACATTACAACCTAAAAGAACGATGTAACACAGTAGCTCTACTAAAACCACTATCTATTCTAGCTTGAGATAGTTTCTTAGCTGCCTCAACCATATTTTTTTCTGCTTCTTTATAAACTATTTGAGCAGCTTCGTATGCATCTTGAGCATCGTATACATCTTTATACTTTAATTGATTTAATTCCTGTTGTTTTACTTTAATCTCTTCTTCAAGATCTTTAACTAGACTAGCTTCCATAGTTTACTCCTTTCTCAATTAAATCCGATAAGTCGGGTTGTTTATGGTCAGCAGGTTTAACCAACTTACCATCTCCTCTAAAATGACCTTTTGTTACTTTGGTCATATTATTATGATGAACTCTTAAAAATGCTTCTGGTAAAAACTTTAACTCTTTATATCTTGAAGCAAAACCAAACACAACATAGAGAACATCACACAATTCTTTAAGTACTTTTTCTGGATTTATTTCAGGTGCATCTAATTCATCTTGAAGTTCTTCTAGCTCCTCTTGAATTAGTTCTTGACATAAATCCATACGATCAAAATTATTTTTACTTACTTCAGTAATTAAATTACCTCTACTCTGTAACAGAACTCTATCATGTACTGCTGCATTTGTCAAGCGTTTTGTTACTTCATCTTGAAATTCTTCTAGGCAACCTAGATAATCTGCTTGTAATTCCAAAGGTATCATTCCTCCTGTAGTAAGTTTATCTGCTACACTCTCATTATGTATATAACCATTTAAGTCTTCTGTAAGTGACACCATATTAACCTTCCTTTCTTCTTGGTTTTCTTCCTCTAGCTTGATCTAAAAGATCTTGTACATCTGGGGTATTCTTGTAACGACTTACAGCAACTTCAGATATTAATCTATCTAGATACCATTTAGCTTTTTGCAAGTCTTCTTCAGGCTTACCTTTGTAATTAAAACGCCAAAGGTATTTCATTATATTTCCTTTTAAATAATCTTTAAAGTTATCTCCTGTAGTTGCTTTAATTGCATCAATACACTCTACACCATGTTGATTATAGTGTGGAGGATGATTAACCATATCTTTCATATTATCTCCTAGTGTTTCGTTGGTGGTAGTTTAGTATTTAAATAAATAACATTACCTTTTACTTCTATTTCACTAGGTTCTACAGCTTCTTCTACTGCATGACCTATTATGTCTTGAACCATTTCCATTACAGCAGAACCGATGTCCTTTATCATTTCATGCTCTGTACTGTCTTTAACGCTTGGTGATGCAAAATCACCACAAGTTATTTGTATTTCTACACCATCATGAGTAACTAATATCATAAGACTGCAATCAGGTATATTAGCTATATGATTTATTTTTTGCTTATCTGACATGACATCTCCAAAAAGTCTTTAGCGTAAACAAGTGCTAGTGGTTCTTTGCGATTAGCTTTGATGATCACTAACGGTTTAGTATTTTTTGTAACATGACTTTCAGCCTGAGACATAATATCATATACAGCAAACTTTGCTCTAGATTTACACTCGACAGCCCAAGGCCATTTCTTTCTGGCTAGAGGGGATAAACTAATATCAGGGCCATTTACACCCATTGGAGTAGACTTGACATCGTCATCTTCTACACCTTTTAGTTTAGATAATAGTATATCCCTTACCCATTGTTGTAATAACCTTCCTTTGTTTTTAGCTGACGCTGGTTTCATATCTATTAGCCATTTGTGTATAGTACTCATAGTTACCTGCTTTAGATACAGGGTTCTTAACGTATCTTAAACCCTTCCAACATGAAAACTTATAGTCACAAAACGTACATGGCATCTGTAGTTTACGATTACCTGTAGATTTTTTATAATAAGTTTCCAAAGTATCGTCATAAAGCCTCTCAAAATGAGCCTCTTCAGTAGTTTTAGAGATTTGTAGTGCTTTTTGTTCAATTAAATCAATGTAGTAGTCTTGATCTTCAGGATCAGCCTCAATAACTTTCATCTGACCTGTACCCTTATTAACTACGATCCAACCTCCTGCTTTTACACCTTCTGCTTTAGCATAACCAAACAACTGACAACAATAACCGAAGTCATCCTGTCTTTTTAGCTGTTCGTAGGAAGCAAATCGCTTGTCATAAGACCATGAACTTGCACTTTTAATATCCCATACACTCTTATCCTCTAATTGTATAACTAAGTCCAATTCACCATACATATCACCTGACTTAGTTGGAAGTTTAACTTTCTTGTTCATATCAGTAATCTTTATACCTGCTGATAACAATAAAGCAACAGCTAGAACTTCAGTCATATCACCATAAGCCATCATGATCTTGAAGTGATCTGGCTTTGGTGCTTCCTTCCAACCAAGTTTAGATGCCTGTAGCTGACACATAGGTTTACCAATCTGAGACATAGAAGGTAAACCATTACTACTACCTAGCTTCTTGTAGTTAAACCTAGATAACTTCTCGTTGAACATCTGACTAGCTTCATAGATGATACTACGAGGGATCTCTGGAGTTCCTGCAAGAAACAGGTCTAGTTTAGATTGAAGATCAGTCATCTTCTTGAGCAGGAGTTATGTCTATAAATTCAGAACCAAGATTAGAACTACCCATGTTTTCTCTCATTCGTTCTGTTACAGAATCATTTTCCTTTTTGATGACTTCTTGGAATACTGCTAGAGTATCCTTGTCATCCTGATCAATATCAATCTTAGCATCTAGCAAGGGCTTGTACTTTAAAACAAACCACTGATTAGATCCTCGCTTCTCAACACCATAAGAGAGTTCTAGATTGTAGTTGAAGTGTTGCCTATTTTGTTTAGCAAGTTCTCCTACAACTTTACCAATCTCATAGAAGTTAGATGGGCCAAGACGCATACGAAATGGTACAGGATCAAACTCAACTGGATCAGAACCTGCCTTAACTGCATCAGTCATGGTCATCATACCAAACAAATGTCTATACAATTTAACCTTACTGGCTCTTGCATAGGCAACTGGATCTTCTGCCTTTAACTTCTCACGTTGCTTGGAAGGTATCCAACCACACTTGTTACCACCTTGCCAATCCAATGCCTTGTCACCAAACCTGACAAAGTGCTGAGACATATTGGTATATTCTTCCTCATCACTATCGAATACAGAAGTCTGCATAGTAGTAGCAAACACTCGTACCGATACGTTCTTACCAAACACTGTACTGTGATCAGGATGCTCCAACTTAATTGATGGAACAGGTACACTAGCCATATCATCCCCAAAGAATGCATCCCTATTTATAGATGCTCTTGGAATTACTGGCCCTGTATCTTCTGGAACAACAAACAAATCTGTTGATTCCGTAAAGTCTAATTCAACTAATGACATACTATTCTCCTTTCAAAGTAGACTGATTGTATAACACATACCTTCGTAATTGTCAAGCACAATCTTGCTGTTCCATCCAATTTTTTCCAATAGACATTTCAACTTCCAAAGGAATAAATTTATCTAAACCGAATCGTTTCTCAGCTTCATCTTGTGCTTTGACTAAACATATACTGGCAACCTGTTTGACTTCTTCAATCTCATCAGGATGACAATCTACTACAACAGAATCGTGTACTGTATTGATAACTAAGCTATTTAAATTACGTTCTCTTAGCTGTTTGTGTAACATAATTACGCCAAGAGGAACTATATCAGCAGTAGCTACAGATTGAACAGGATAATTGACTATCTGTGTCTTAACAGATGCTTTCCCCTGCTTAGTACGATATACATTAGGGAACTTAAACTGCCTACCTGTAGCAGTAGTAATAGTTTCATTTTGTATAGCTTCATCCTGAAGTCTTTCATGCCAGTTGAATACTCCTGAGTATTTTCCAAAGAACTCTTGAAAGTATACCCTTTGTGCGAATGTACCCTGCGTTCCTCCGTAAAGAGGTCTGAACGTAGATGCCTTGGCAGCTCCTCTATCTGTTGGTTCACCGTTTTCAGTGAGTACTTTTGCCGTGTAAGAATGGACATCGAACCCCTCCTCTACTTCCTTTTTAATTGTCTCATCCTTGGCTAGGATACCTGCTACCCTAAACTCTAGCTGAGAATAATCTACCTCAAGCAACTGTCCATCCTTAAATCTACTCACAAACGCTTTTCTAACAGGAAACAACTTTCCTTTGGGCATATTCTGTAAATTAGGGTTACTACTACTCAATCTACCTGTAGCAGTAGTACACTGATTAAAGTTAGCATGAAGTATATTATCTGTACTATTAACCATGTTCTTGAATATTCCTTCTATGAAAGAACTTCTGTATGTATCAATAGCAGATAATCTTATTAAAGAGTTCAGAAACTTCTTGACTTCTTGATTGCTCTGTCCTCTCTCTAGTTCTACGAGTGTATGTTTGTCTGTCTTAAATCCTCCTGCCGATGCTAGAGCAAGTGTAGGATTAACCTTTAGTCCTGCAATCTCTCCTAGCTCTTTGTAGATAAAGCCAGTACCTTCACAATGCACACACTTAGTTGTATTCTTATATGGTGTACCATCCTTCTTATATTTCTGTATGGTTCCCTTTCCATTACAAAACAAACAGCGTTTAGCTTGGGTCTTGAACGTGGGAACAAAACATTCATCAATACATCTAACAAAACCTGACTCCATCATCTTAGGTCTACGCTTTGGTTTACCCCTAACATCTACCCCAATGTTCATGACATCACGCCAAGTTTTTTTGTCTTTTAACTTGTATGAATAAATAACCTGAGACAATTGTTCTGGTGAACTAAGATTGATTGGTGTGTCACCTACCAGTTTTTTAACTGTATTATTAAGATACTCAGTCAACTCTGCCTGTTCTACTTGGTAGTCATGGTCAACCTTATGCATCTCAGCAGTATCAATAGCCATACCTGATCGCTCTATGTCAGTGAGAACATCACAGAACTCACACATAAGATCTCGTATTGGTATCAGGGATTCATTATCCTTTTCAGAAAATCTATCTTCTTGTTTTTGAAATACTTCGGCAGTAGCAGTAACATCAGAGTACAGGTAATCTATTTGATCTTTTTCAGACATATCACTATAATTTAAACCTTGACTAAAAGCATCTCCAAGAGATTCTTCTTTACGAGTAACATTGTATTTCTCTGCCAAGGCTTTTAAACTTAACTTATCTCGTATACCTTTGTTTAGTACATACTCACTAATCATGGTATCAATAATCTTTGATCGACAATCTATGCCCACCTCACGCAACCAAGCTACATCAAACTTAGCATTGTGAGCGACTACATACTTAGCATCTTCAAGTACTTCTTTAAAGTATTCTAAATCTTTTTCTACAGAAGACTCCTCGTATTCCCATTCTTCCATAGCTTCTATGTTTAAATAATGATACTTACATTCAGGATCTTCCAATCTTTCCTTATCTTCTTTTAATCTTTCTTCATACCACTCTTTAGTAATTTCTTTAGGCAAAGGTGAACCAGAAAATTTTATAATATGTACATCATCTTTTGTAGGTATCATCTGTGGTTCTGTAGGAGTTAAAGATATCTGAGTGTGGCTATTATTCCACCATAACTCTTCCTCACACCACCATTTTTTTCCTGATATACTTCTTTGAGTCCATCCCAAAGCAACCAAACTGTTTTCTTTATTGTATGGAGAAGGGTCTTTACGATCCCCTCCTAAGTCAACTTCAAGGTCTATTATTACTACATACCCCTCTTCATCTTCATACCAATCTTCCATATTATTCTCCTGCAAATAGCATTATTAAAACTGTTATAAAACATATTCCTATGATGTATGCATGATTAAGTAATTCCATTACATCACCAAGTTTTCTAATGTCTTCATAGCTTTACTTCTTTTGCTACGTTCAACATCACCTAGAGGTATCAATCCTTTATCAGTAAGATAACCTTCAGGACCAGATGCTTTGTCAGAGGTAAACATTTCTACATACTCTCGTAGTCCTCCAATGATACCCATATTATTCTTTTTAACATAGAAGTACAAGGGTCTTGATACAGGGTACTTGCCAGTAGCAATGTTATCAAAGGTAGGTTTGTTGCCTTGAATTATACTACCTTGTATTTTGTCTCTGTTTGTGTCTAAAAAACTAAAACCAAAGATACCTAATATATTTTTGTTTGTTACAAGTTTATGAACAATCATGTTGTCATTCTCTCCTGCTTCTATGTACACACCATCCTCTCGTATAGTATGACACAAAGATTTATAGGCTTTCTTGTCTGTCTTCTTCATTGCCTTAACCCACTTAAAAGTTTTGCACCCACCTTCCATAGCCAACTCAACGAAAGCATCTCGTGTTCCTGACGTTGGTGGTGGGCCTAGTACTTCTATCTTTGTAGCAGGTAACATAGGATTTACTTGCTTCCATGTTCTATATGGATTGGGTATAGTTTTACCATCTTCTGTAGGTATATCCTTTGCTAGTGCAAGGAAGACATCTTTCAAAGACATACTAAACTTTTTAGCTTTTTTACTGTTAGCTAGAACTATACCGTCATACCCAACCTTTACTTCTAATATATTTCTAACTCCATTATTCATACACTTGTTATATTCTTTCTTCTTCATACGCCTAGATGCATTCGTTACATCAGCATATCTTAGATCCATACCAGAACAGAATATCTTCATTCCTCCTCCAGATCCAGTGCTTTCAATAACAGGAGTCTTGTATTTAGTTTGCTTACCAAAGTTCTCAGCAACTGTAGTTGCAAATGGATATACTGTAGATGAACCTACTACTCTTATTTGATTACGATCTTCTGCTAAACCCATTGATGTAGATGCAACAAAATATGTTAGTAGTAGTGTTAGTATAGTTGTTTTCATATATTATCTCCTTCACTTATAAAATATGTGATCACCAATTTGTCTCACTCTTATCTTGTACTTTGCCCACCAAGGTTTTACTTTTACACTATGGTAGTACATAGATCCTTTTACCACATCTTTCAGTCCATGTAAAGTCTTTTCTGCAACATCTACTGAATTTAAATATGCAGTCATATCTTTAGGTCTGTCACTTAATCCATCACAGTACCAACTGAATTGGCATCTATGTTTAATAGGATAATTAATAGACCACGAGTATGTTGGACCTTGCATTACCACTTCACAGATACTGTTAGGATATTTATTACTCTTTACTCTTTCCATTACTACTTGAGCTACAGCTACCTGACCTTCTATTGGTTGATCTCTAGCTTCATGATATATATTAAGTGCTAAACAAGCTAATCCTTCAAGCATATTATACCTCCTAGGTAATGTATCCCCCCGAAGGGGAATACTTCAATATCATATAATAATCAGTTTGTCAAGTTCTTTTTTAGGTTCCTCCATATTTTCTTGAAAAGGGTTTATCTTCCAACAATCACAATCAAGGCAAGTAATGTCAGGATCGGGGTGAAGACAACTCTTCATATCATTGAAGGTAGCATGAGGATATCCAGTACTAATCGACATATCTGGATACCTCTGGCTTAATCACAGTAGTACAAGTACCATGTTTACCACCTAGCTTATTCTTACTGACATAGATATGTCTGAGTCCATTGTCTGAACCACCTTCCTCAGTCTCTTTACCTATACCAATAATAAGATCTGCTTCGGCAGCTTTACCTACCCTTGCTCCTGCCATTTGAGTGAAGCGTAGCACAGTTCTACCATCTGCTTCGGCATTAGCCTGAGATACACCAATGATTGCACACTGATGCTTCTTGGATAACGTCCTAGCAGTACGATAGATCTCACCCAAACGTATGTCATCTCTGGCATGATTACCTCCGACTTGCATCTTATCTAGCTGATCAATGCCTAGTACATCAGGCTTGTGCTTGGCTAGTAACTGATCCAGTTCCTCCATCGAGGATACCTCATCAGTATTCAAGAACACACACTGACTAGAATATACATCCCATTGATTGTGTGCAGTAATAGTATCATTAGCAATCTCTTTGTCAGTCATGCCAGTGAACGAACTAACTGCTCTCAGTGCAGTACGCTCGACAGGCTCCTCATTACCTAGTATCATTACCTTTGCACCTTGGTTCAAGAAACCATCTGGCCCAAACAATGTAGATATCAGGAATGCAGTCTTGCCAGTTTCGACAAGAGCAAAGACAGCAGAGAAGGTCGAGGGTCCGATACCTGCACAGATTTCCCTGAGTCCTTTGAGGTTCCATTTGTACTTGGATACATCTTTAGTAGAGTGCAATAAAGATGCGACATCATGTTTAATCTCCTGTATAGTTTCTTTGGGCATGAAGTTCTGTTCGTACTTACCCAGTAATTCATTGACCTTGGTCAGGTCATTCACCTTGTTGTCCATCATCTTGATACCAAGATCAGCTAATTGTCTACCAAAGTAAACTTTAAACTGATCTCTGAGAACATCTTCTGCAACATCCTCACCGATATCATTTGACAATGTTCTAGTCAGCATCATCATAGCTTGTTTCTGGCTACTTGTCATAGTCCTAAACTCACTGAACAATACCTGCTCCACTTCAGCAGGGGTCAAGTCACGCCCATATCTTGCATGACCTAACTCAATGCTACGCCAGATCTTCTTGGCTTCATTCTCAAAGAAGTCCATTGCGATCAAGTGTCTGTTCTTCTCATAGAAGTTATGAGATAGAAATAGTCCTAATAAATCATTAGACATATTCGTTTGTATCCTTTCTTTGTGCAACACATATTGTATCGTTATGCGCTCCACCATGAGTTACCAATAGTATTTCTTCATAGTTACCAAACTTCTTACCAACTCCCATAGAGTTCCATCCAAAGGATAGCACAATACCATCAGGTTTGACAAGAGGTCTAATACGATCTTTTATTTTAGTATAGAAACTACTCTGTGTATCTTGTTGCGTAGTCTTTATACCACTAGCACTGTAGCACTCACTGATCTGTCTTGGACTGTATGGTGGATCATATAACACAACGTCAGCTTGTACTCCATCATCCAACAACATATCCAGAAAATCATCAGCTTTCATATGATAATGAGCATCTGTAATAGTATTTATATCATTAGTTATTGTACCATACTTACTATCTCTAGCAAAGGGATCTACAACAATTGGATTATTTCTATCTTCAGCAGAATATGCTAAACCAATCCAATGTTCCACAAACTCTTTAATAGGTTTCATGCTAAAGGTTTGACTGTTAGGCATTGAAAAGGCTCTATTGTATGTAGTCATTCTAATACTCCTTCTGGTTTCTCTTTAGGGTCAACATCAAGTAATCTTACTTCAGCTTTGGTAAATTGTCCAATTCTATTTTTCATTTGTATTGCCTTGGCAGATGCGTCTTTATCAAGACATACTATAACATAAGGATAGTTTACCACAATGTCAAGTATTGAATCAGATAAATTTGTACCTAGCAATGCAAGTCCAGTGCCATACTGCGATACAGCTACAGCAGAAGCACAGTCTTCAACGACATAACAAGTCTCACTATTACCACAAATAAAAGGTAAACCTGAGTTACCATACCTATGCCATTTACTCCAAGATCCTCCTAGCGTTCTACCAACAGCATCAACCACTTTATTTCTCCAAATAGTAGGAACGTTAAAGTTAGATGGTTGTGCCATGAAGATCGGAAATACTGCTCTGTCTAACTTAACATCATAGTATAACTGTACTTTATTAGTATCAATATTATTTCGTACACAATAATTTACCATTTTATTTGGGAAGTAAACAGAAAAATGTTCTGGTATCTCAAACTTATACTTATCTGTTTCGGCAGGTATGATAGATTTTTCTCTAACATACTTGCTTGATCCCACAACATCTTTCTTACCAGACACAGAACATCCTGCTTTGTAACAGTTATACAGAATACTTCCATCAACTCTAGTAGCAGTAAATGTACCATACCCACCACAACTAGGACAATTAATTCTTATGCCTTGATTGTCATCTATCTCGTCAAAGTCAGGTAACTCAATCATCCCACACCTTCCCTTTATGTGTATATGTTTCTATTGCCCTTTTACCTGCACGATAAACTGCTTTGTATTGATCAAACTCAGTAAAACCCATGACTCTAGCTACTTTAGCTGCTGTTTTTGGACTCCAATCAGAGTGACAGATCGCTATTGCTTGGACATGGTCATAATCGTCATCACTTATAGGCATTATATAACACCTTTCATCAGTTCTCGTTTAGTTCGTTTAGCTAATAGTTTTTTACGTCTTTTATTCTCAATTACTCGTTTATGGAATAATGGATCAGCTAAAGCTATCGCCATCAAGTTCCTCTTTTTTGATTGCTTCAAAGCCTTGGATGATTTCTGCATTGTCTTTATCCTCATTTTGTTTAACATCATTGTATATATCTCTAATATAGTCTTCAAGGATCTGATTGTCAAGATCCTCAAAGACTTTTATTTTACGCTTCAGTACTCTCATTATGCAACCAATTTTAGAAAAGCAGGATGCTCAATCCATTTCGCTACATCTTCATTACGCTTGAACTGACGCTCCAGAGTATTGTCATTAGCAGTCTGTCGAAAGCCGAAACGATCCTCATGTGAAGCATACTGAGTGAATGCAGAGTATACAGCCCATGCGTTTGCACCTCTTACACTGAACTCATCAAGTACAGAGTTAAGCATATTCTTAGATGCTCTCTCTGGTAATATGTCTTCAAGAGCAGTCTTGAGTGCATTAACAGATACATCTTTCTCTGCTAACTTCTGACACCATGCGTTGTGATCTACCCAACGATCATAGATACCTTCCATCTCGTGAGTGATACGACCCATATCAAAGTGCCTAGTATTCTTCTTGCGTATCTTACTGTAGTCACCAGTAACCATACCATTAGTGCAGAAGAAATCAATAGCACCACTGATCACATTGTTAGATGTAGATCCATCAACACCATGCCATGCATACAGAGACAGAGCAGTTTCAGTAGTGTGTCTGTTTGTCTCGACAGTAGCCTTGTGATTGTTGAAGACTACCTTCTCCAATGCCCAAGCACCATTACGAGATACCTTGGTATCAATACTGATATCATTCTCCAATGCTACTGAGTCATAGAAGTCATCATGTGTGAACCCTAACTCTTCAGCCCATGCCTCTCGTATTTGTCCAAAGAACTGAGGATGACTAACACCACCAAAGTCCTTACCGACAACACCGATAGCCTCATCAGTATCAGTACGAATAACATACTTACGTTCTGGAAACCTTTCTAGTGGAGCAAAGTCTATATCAAAGTCTGCATCACCAAAATTTTCTAGTACATTCATTCTTTATTCTCCTTTGAATAATTAATTAAAACTTCTCTTAATGTGGATGATAACTTATTTAATCTTTGTGTCAAGAACATTATCCATGCTATTGCAATTACTGTAACACCAAGTAATGCGATAAACAAGTAGAAAGTTATTGCAGTGTTAATCATAGTATTAATCTCTCCTCTCCTAATATAGGAAGTCATAAGCATTTAGTACTTTGGGTACTGATCTTTTATATCATAACGTAAAGCATTACGCAATATCTTTTTTTCTTTTTTAGTACCAATAAAATATACATAACGATGCTTTGCACTACGATTAATTCTATTAGTTTTGTCACCTAGATGGTGTCTAGAATGTTTACCATCCTTACCAGCTATATCTGTTCTAGGTTTAGTTGTACCAGTAAACAGGAAGTTAGTGGCTTGGTAAATGATACCTGCATGGTCTTGGGCAGTGTCGGCATATGATACAACTACCTTGGGTTTAGGTAATAGTTTCAATGACTTAGACACTAAGAACGATGCCTCGTTGGGTAGGTTATCTTTGAGTACCAACCTATTCAACTCGATGACATCAGACTTATGCTCCTCACCACAGATACCTTTGCACAGTGATGGTGAAGCAGGGCTACCATAAGATACCATGCCTACCATCTCATCATAACGATACAGACCATATGCATAACTGATTGATGGCATACGTTTAGCATAATGTATATTTAATATCCAATCCTTTGTAGCCTCGTATGGTATCTGTACTACTTCATACATATGTTGCATTTCATATCCAGTCTGGTTGTGGTCTATTTGTCCAATTAAGTATGTGTGCTTTGTCTGTTCTGTAGTATGCACGATAAGCATCTACATAGTCAAGTCTTTTATGCTCATCAGGCATACATTGTGGTGGTTCTGTATGTAATGTATAGTCCTCATCAAAGTTGTCATGGAACATATACTGTGAGATATTCTCTAGTATAGCAGTACTCTTGTGATCCTTACCGTATCTATACTTGTACTCCCTACCTATAGATAGTCCATGCAATACAGCCCACATCATGTTAGCATCATTCTCTCGTACCCATACAGTCATAGGATGGTTCTTGTAGGCAGACTTGTATATGTTATCTAGAATAGGCTCATCACCAAAGCACCATTCATGTATAGCAGTACTACACATCTGGGCAGTCTCCAGTACCATCTTAACAACGTGTTTGTCACATAATTGCATAGCTGACATAACAGGGCATTTGTCTATAAAGAATATGTTCATGTATTTCTCCAGTATTATTTGTATGAATAATCCCAAGTTTAACATATTATATTAATATTGTAAATAGTATTAATAATTTAATTTGCTCGGCAGATTTTATTTTTTTTTGGCTCGGCAGATATGGGATTAGGAT